CAGTAGTAGGTAAGTATGTGGTTGATGAAAGGTAAGTTAAAACAAAATCACTTAATCGTGAAATAGCTTCTTCATTAGCTGCATATTTTAGTGAAAGTTTTATTTCTCGTCTATCTGATGATATGTCTGATATAAACAATCTGTATAAATCAGTTTGTGGATCACCAACCAAATTTCTAAAAAAGTTGTATACAAATTTATATTCACCAACAGGTAATTTCAAAAATTCATGTGCATGACGATGAATGTCAAGTACAACATATTTTCTTTCAACGATAGTTTGAACATTATCTATAACAACAGTTTCATTTACAGTTTTAGTTGTAAATGGTATGTCATATAAAGAAGCGCCATCAACGTATGCAGTTGTTGGCAAAAATGCATGAAGTTCTAAACTTGCATCCGGATATTCAAAAAATTGAGAAGTTGGTGCATCCAAAACAGGAACAACCAATTTTCTTCTTAATGAAATTGGAGTAAATCTAGTTCCTCGAATTGGACCGTTTGCTAATAAAATATCATCTATATTTTTGTAACTAAAATTTGACACTAAATAATCCGTTGTTAAATTGGAAATATCTTATCAATCGCTTCTTTTGCAGTATCGGTTGATTTTACGTTTTTCAATGCCTTTGTGTTTGCTTCATTTATTTTGAACAATGACGTATTTGCATCATTTCTTGCATCATCAGCTTGATCCTTAGCATCTGTTGCCTTGTCATCTGCATTACGGATTGAATTTTCTTGATCAGTAAGTTGAACATTGATGTCACCAATATCACTTGCAAGACCAGTAACTACTGCATTTGTAGTTGCAATATCTGTTTGAATGTTTGTAATTTCATCTCTTTGGTCTGCAACTGCAAGTAAAGATTCTTTAAGTTCTTGTGCAGCACGGGCAGATTCTTCTCGTTGTTTAATAACTTCTAATTCTGTTCTGAATAGTGTTTCATCCGCTTGTTGTTGTAGTGAAACTTTTGCCTCTCTTTGTTTTTCAGCGGTTGTTAATGCATTTGCCCTTTCTGCACTAACAGATGAAAGTACATCATCAAAATTAGAAATTGTTTGTAATTGGTCACTAATGATAGAATCTTTTCTTTCCATTTGTGATTCAAGATCTCTAATTCTCGATTGTAACCCACCAATTGTATTATCACCCGAATTAGTTAAATTATTTATATTTGTAAGAAATTCTTTTTTAGCCAATTCACGAATTTGTTCATTTGATAAATTATCTGGTAATGGTTTGCCTGTTAATTTTTCAAATTCTCCCGGTAATAATGATCTGTTTTGTACGGTTGAAATTTTATCTATTATAGTTTTTTCTGCATCTATTGCATCTGGTAATGACTTAAATCTCGTGTCTATTATTCTTGAAAAGTCACTACGAACATATCTCCCATCAAGGATTGCGACTTCAATGGAACCATCGTTTTGAACTTCACTTTGAGGAATAAAACTTATTATCTTTCCATTTAGAGGATCTCTTTTTAACATAATTATCTCGTAACCTTAAAGTAATAACTATTATCAAAAATTTGAACAGTATCGCCACCATCTGTTTCCACTTTCAAAACTATACGATAAAATCTTTCTGGTTGAAATGAGTTCATCCATAAGTTAAAATAACTACTTGTTCCATCACAACTAATTTTAGATCCAGTATAATCAAAAGGTAGTATTATTTCATCGGTGTGTGCATCTCTCACTTCATAATACGATGACGATGGTAAATAATAATTTACAGTATAATACGATTGTGTTGTATATGTTTTTTGTGGATATTTTGTATTAGCATGAATTTTTATTTTTGCACGTTCATCTTGTGAATAAAACTTTTTTAATTTTAAGTTTACACTCATATTTTCATCTGTTATTGGACTCAAACTTCCTGTAATAAAAACAGAATCATCCCATACAACATGAAGTCTTGGGACATAAATTGTATTACTATCTGTTCCAAAAAATTTCAAACTGTTAATGGTATCTAATGAACTCTCAATATCATTGCTAAATTTTAATATAAATCCATCATTTTCAAATCTGCCAGAACCAGTAATCCATTTTCTTACTATTTGTGTTACATCCATGTATAAATCTGATGTTTGAAATGAAAATGATTGTGTACATTCAACATTGTCATAATCCCACCAAGTTCCACCACCTTCTTTTGAAAAATAAGAAGATGTAACATTTACGGATAAATTGCTACCAAATAATAAATCAGAATCAACCCATGATTCAGAAATCTCATCCCATTCTAAATTAGCAAGTGTTGGTGGTATATCCCATTCTGTTCCAACAGTTTTTGATGTTCTATATTTCCAAGAAACACCATCTGTTGTTATAGGATTGTTAAAAAATCTTCCAGTACCATTTGTCCATGAAGAACTCAATGGATATGAATAAACAGTATATTCTTGTGGTATTTCTTTTACATCCGCAGTTCTTAATGAAAGATAGTATTTTGCATTTGGTGAAATTTTACCAGCAGTTATTCTTTCTTCTATTTGACTAACATCAAATTTTATGAGTATTCTACTATTATATCTTGATGACGTACCAACCAATTCATGTGATAATTCTAATAATGAATCAAGACCAGAATTTTTTGATTCGGTTCTTTCATAAATTGTTGCATCCTTTTCAGCATATACAGAATATATCATCCAAATGCCCTCACTTTACCGATAATATCATTATCAGGATATTTTATTTCAAAAATAGAAGGATCCAAAGATGGAAATATGATACCATCTTTTGTTGCCTGTGGTATATCGTATGCGTGTTGAGAATATCCAAGAGTTTGATCGTAAAGATTTGTTATTTTTAGATCAACAACAGTTTGAACACCCTCTACTTTATCCAATTCTGTAAAAACATTACTGATTACTATTGGTTGATTTATTTGCCAACGTTTACTATCAAAGTATTGTTTTAATCTGTTTATACATCTCAAAATTACCTGATTACTATTTTGGTCTGGAAATATGATTATGTCAAATTCTATACCAATGTTTATTATGTATGCATCACGGATATTGATGGCATCAGTAAGCATTCTATAATGATTGAGATATGTTTTCAAATTTTCTTTTGTTGCATCATTTACAGTAGTTAAATGTTGATCTGCGTCATATCCAAGAACATAAAAATTTAACGCCAAATCATTTTGCACTCTTTCACTATTAAAAACTGCCTCAGATATTAACTGTGTATCTTTTGTAATATATGCCTTGGCAATAGAACCATATTTTGCAGGAAGACTATATGCACGAATAATGTAATCCTCTTTTGTTACAGCACGATTTTGTGAAGCAAAAGATGCAAGTGCATTTTGACGAATTTCATTTATACCTTCTGCAGTTTTACCACCGGTTGCAGGTTCTGGATTTGTAACGGCAAGACTGGAAATAACTTGATTATACAATACATTATCCAATCCTGTTTCATCAAGTAGTATAGTTCTGTTTGTTATTCTGGTTAGTACATCGGACTGAACATTATCTTCTATACCTCTACCTGTTGTATAGTAAATTGTTAATGTTGTATTGTGAGGTGCAAGACCGTATGTTTTTGTGTATAAAAAGTTTGATGGATCAATATCAATAGAAGTATTCGCCTCTAAACCTGTTAAAGATGAACCAACTAAATCTGGATTTGGTATTAACAGTTCATCATCTAAATCAGATACCCCTGCACCAAATTGAATTTCGTATGAACCCAAATCAACAGTTCTTGTGGTAAATCTTCTTGCAACTTTTTTTAATTTTAACAAATATGGAGTTTCATCTCTGTATTTTGTCATTGATTTATCATTTCTGGAAATGTTCAATACCGGATCAAATATAGTATCTTGTGCAAGAAATGGAACATGATGCCAAACATTACCATCGGAGTCAATTGCATATAAAATTTCTATCATGTCCAAATCTTGAAGAACAACCTTATCGTATGGTTTTGGATCTGTAAATTCATACTGTACGGTTTTTATTGTTCCCGAAACTGCTCTTACAGATTTTTTCAACAACCAAAATAAAACTTCACCATTACCATCCACTTCAAATGGAGTTACTTCGGTTGGATCATTTTTACTACTAAACTTAAAATCAACATAATCAACAGTTCTAAATTCAATTGTATTAAATCCACCGCCGGTTGTACCAACTACCATTCCAGGTTCTATACCAAATGCATATGCATAATCTGGAACTATATTATTATTGGTATCTGTTTTTGCGGGGACTATCTGAAAAACATCAAGAACAACATTTGCTGCAATTCTATTTTTTGGTTTATATCCAAGTGATTGTGCAATGTTCAATATATTTGTTCTTTCAGTAGAATGTAATATCATTGACTCTTGTAATGTAACATCAGTATAATACGATAAAACATCACCAACATATGCAGCCATTTCAAGAAACATCATTCCTGGAGATGCTTCATTAAAATCTTGATATGTGTTTGGAAAATAATTTTTAGTAAAATCAATAAGATTTTGTTTCAACGAAGAAAAATCTCTTGATAAATAACGAATATCTTTTTTTACCAAATCAGCCATTTGTAACTGCCTCTGTTATGTATTTATTGACGATTTAATTTCTAAATTTCCAGTATCATCTATAAATATCTGAATGGGCAAATATATGTTGGTTCCACTTATTTTTACAGAAAGTTTAACTTCAACGGAATGTTCCTTTTCAACAACTTGTTCTTGTTCACTTGGTATTATGGTTTCAAGTTCTTGTATAATAAGGTAAGGCATCCATTCTTGTATTGCAGACTCAATCTCCCCATTTAACCGATTTGTAAAATCTTCTTCACTTGTTATGTTCTCGAAAAGAACTGTTTTAATATCTGTACCAAAGGTTGGCAACATATATCGTTCTCCACGAGCAGTTAATAACAAATTTTTAAGATTAGAAAGAACTTGTCTTACATTAGTAAAACTTTGGTTGAATATACCATTTGGATTGTTAAATGGAATGGTAATACCAATAGGTTTTGCATATTTTAATGTAGGAACTACTGTATTTACAACTTCTCTCTTTCTACGGTAAAATGACATTTATTATCTCCCTTTCTTTTCGTCAATTTTTTTCATAAGAGCAGAATAATCTCTTGTTAATGCAGACATAACTTCGTTTGGAATTTCTTGTTGTGAATATCCTTGTGGTATTGGTGTGTTACCCCTTTCATACCCAAATCCTTCTGCCATATCAGCAGTAAATCTAAATTCACTTTCCATGTCTGAACTTTCATTAAGAGTTCTTCTGGTTTCATCTAAAATATCTTGAATTGAATTAAAATTTGATTTTGGTGCAACTGTTTTTTTTGAAGTTTTTTGTGCCTCAGCATAAAGAGACATACCATGTTCGAGTGTACGCTTTTGTGATGATTTATTAACTTCCTTTTTGGTTACTTTTTTTTCCAAAGCAATTTCAATTTCTTCACGAATAATTTCTCTAATTTTTTTGAAAAAACCACTACTGTTCATTATATCACCTTATTAAATGTTAATTGTTTATGTATAAATATGAATGTTAAATCGATTACAATAATTTTACGTTTTTCATAGTATCAACATCTTTTTTGTTATTATCATAAATATGCCATACTTCACCTGCATACGGGTACCAACCCCATTTATATCCATTTAATGTAATCCATTTTTGTGCTTCAGTTGCTTTGGTCCAATATGCTTGATAATTTTTACCTAATCCTGCTTGACCTATTGATGAATTAAATGTTCCAGGACTATCTACCGCTCTCCCCCATTGATGCCAAGAACCTTTATTAAATGATATACGTTTTGATCCGGGTGTGTTTGGATCCGTTGTATATTCTGGACCAACTGGTGGAGCAACATTATCGGGTTTGCCGATTCTCCAAGCAATGTATTCACCCTTATCGG